TTTTAGCACCATATCAGTTTGGTGACCCAGATCCGATTCAGGAGCTGATCACAAAACTTAGAGGAGATGATGCTCGAGAGTCATATGAGCTTGCAAAGAAGCTATATCCAAAGATGCGTGTCTACGCACCAATCATCGTGAGGGGTGAGGAGGACAAGGGCGTCCAGATCTGGGGTTTTGGAAAGATGGTATACCAGTCTCTACTTAACATCATGCTTGATGAGGACTATGGGGATATTACAGACCCACTCGAGGGAAGGGATGTCAAGGTTACTTGCACTCGAGAGGCAGGAAGAAAGTGGGCAACTACAACTGTTAGGCCTCGAGGAAAGGAGACAGCTCTTTCAACAAACAAGTCTCAAGCAACTGAGTGGATGTCTGACATTACAGACCCGTCAAAGATGTATGAGTGTAAGTCGTACGATGAGCTTAGCAAGATCATCAATGACTGGCTAAACTCTGATATGGATGATGACTCTATGGGAACTTCTATGGGTGGTTCATCTACCACTACAGCCAGCACTGAATCCTCCAAGGAGGGAACAGGCTATAAGTCTCTAGACGATGCTTTTGCAGACTTGATGGAATAATACAATACTGGGTGAGGGAGAATATATCCCTCACCCATTTATACACATCAGGAGTGTAATTTGCCAAAAAAGAATGATTTTACTAGTGAGCTAATTAAATCTCTTAATAAAGAACATGGAAGCAGAGTTGCATATAATTTAAGTCAAGATGAATCTCCCACTCATGTTAATCGGTGGATTAGTACAGGATCAAAGCTTCTTGACTATATCTGCTCAAACAGAAAAAACGGGGGTCTTCCAGAGGGCAGAATTGTAGAGATATTTGGGCCACCATCAATTGGAAAGTCTCACATAGCGACACAAATTGCAAGAACAACCCAGAACATGGGTGGCATTGTAGTCTATATTGATACTGAGAACGCAACTTCTGTTGAGAATCTGGGCATGCTTGGGGTCGACGTATCTAAGAGATTTGTCTACGTTGATACACACTGCACAGAAGAAGTTCTATCAATCGCAGAGGCAACAATTATGAAGGCAAAGGCAATGGACAAAGATATACCTGTAACCATTGTCTGGGACTCTGTTGCGGCGTCTTCTCCAAAGGCAGAGCTACTCGGAGACTATGATAAAGAATCCATAGGGCTTCAAGCCCGGGCTATCTCTAAGGGTATGAGAAAGATCACAGGTGTCATAGCAAATCAGAATGTCTTGTTTGTAATTCTCAACCAGATTCGAACTAAGATTGGTGTTATGTACGGTGATCCTGATACCACTCCGGGCGGAAAAGCAATTCCATTTCATTCTTCAACTAGGATAAAGCTGGGCGCGGGTCAGCAAATAAAGGACGGAGAAGACGTAATCGGAATACATGTCTCAGCAAAGACCATTAAGAATAAAGTTGCACCTCCATTTAGAAAGATTAACTTTGAAATACATTTTGGTGTAGGGATAAAAGAGCACGAACAGGTATTCGACCTGCTCAGAAAGCATGGGCCTGCAGTCATTAATGGTAAACAAATTACAGTCTCTGGAACCGGCTCATGGAAGTGCTTTACAGTAATTAATATCGATACTGGTGAACAGCTAATTGAGAAGAAATTTCATAAACCAAAGTTTGATGAGATAATGAACAATCCAGAGTATTCAAAATATATTGATGATCTTCTAGAGGCAGCAATGGTTAAAAAGTTTAATGAAGATCCTGATGTTGATATCGATTCGTACGAGGAAGTAAGATCAATTGCTCTTGAGATTGAGTGAGATTTTAATTGAGCAAGATAAGACCAATAGTTTTAGTTGATGCATTTAACCTTTTTATGCGCCACTATGTAGCACACCCTGCAATGAGTGAACAAGGCTATCATGTTGGCGGAATAGTGGGATTTCTAAATGGGTTAAAGAAAATATGTCTTGAAATGTCTCCAAGAGAAGTTGTCGTAGTATGGGAGGGAGGCGGATCTAAGAAGCGTAGAGATATCCTTCCCACATACAAGATGAGCCGAAGACCGCAGAAGCTGAATAGATTTTATGAAAGCGACGATATTCCAAATACAATTGAGAACAGGAATGATCAAATTTCTTTTTTAATATCTTCACTAAAAAAGCTCCCAGTAATTCAGGTCTATGTTGATAGCTGCGAAGCAGATGATGTAATAGGGTATCTCTCTAGATATAAATTTAGAGAAGATAAAAAGGTCATTATCTCCTCTGATAGAGATTATTATCAACTTTTAGATAATAGGACAGTTATTTACTCACCCACTTGGAAGAAGTTTGTCAATAAAAAAGAAGTTATAGAAAAATTTGGAATAAGTCCAACAAATTTCTGTCTTGCAAAGTGTATGTGTGGTGACCCATCTGATAACATTAAGGGAGTAAAGGGTGCAGGATTTAAGACTATTTCAAAAAGATTCCCAATGCTATCTACAGAGGATGACTGTACAATACTTGACATAATTTCTGAGGCTAGAGAGAGAGCTAAAGACAAGAAGTCACCCAAGATTTTTAAAGAAATAGCTGTCAGTGAGAACCTAATTAGAATGAACTGGAAATTAACTTATCTAGATACTTCAAACATATCGGCAACTCAAATTAAAAAGATTGAAAGTTCAATTGATACTTTTAGCCCTTTACCAAATAAAATATCACTAATCAGGATGATGATAAAAAATGGAATTCAAAATCTTGATGTCGATCACCTTTTTCTATCAATGAGGAACATTGGAAAACGTAGTAATGATAAATGAGTATGCTTCTGAAGGACTTGCACACTTTAAGCAATATGGCAAATCCTTTCAGGAGAAGATCTTTCAGTGCTTGATCACTGACAAAAATTGGTCTACACAGATGTCTGAGGTTATGACTCCGACATACTTTGACTTAAAGTATCTGAGATATCTCTCAGACAAATACTTTTCTTATTATCTCAAGTATAAGGACTTCCCTACACTCCCACTTCTAATCACTATAGTTCGTGATGACCTAAGAGAGGGAAAGGATGTAATTCTTAGAGATCAAATAGTTGAATTCTTACATAGAATTAGAATGAACCCTGATGTAGGTGATCTTAAGTTTGTCAAAGAAAAGACACTTGATTTCTGCAAACAGCAGGCAATGAAAGAAGCGCTTGAAGAGGCAGTTGAAAGAATTTCAGATGGCAAACTTGAGTCGGTGATGGGTCTTATGAGACATGCACTATCTGTGGGAATGCCAGCTTCAATTGGGCATGATTTCATGGAAGATGCAGAAGCTAGATTTGTTCACATTAGCAGGCGTGCATGTCCTACGGGAATTCCTCAGCTTGATAAGAAAGACATACTGAACGGCGGTCTGGGTCGAGGAGAGATTGGAGTTGTGACTGCCAACACAGGAGTTGGAAAGAGCCATTTTCTTGTTAGCGTGGGTGCTGAAGCCCTTAGAAGGGGGAAGAATGTAGTTCACTATACTTTTGAGCTTTCTGAGACAGCTGTGGGCCTAAGATATGATTCTAATTTTTGTAACATTCCAAGCAACGAAGTTATAGATAGAAAGGATGAGGTTCTTAAAAAATACGAAGAAATAGACCTCGGTAGACTAATTATTAAAGAATATCCTACAGGATCTGCCACAGTAATGATGATTAGAAATCATTTAGAAAAGCTATCATTAAAAGGATTTGCACCAAGCTTAATAGTAATTGACTATGCTGATATTATGAGATCTTCAAGAAAGTATGACTCTCTTCGACATGAGCTTAAGTTGATATATGAAGAATTAAGAAATCTGGCAATGGACATGAACATTCCCGTCTGGACAGCTTCTCAGGCAAATAGAGATTCTGCAAATTCAGATATCGTAGGTCTTGAGAACATGTCAGAGGCATACGGAAAGGCTATGGTTGCAGATGTTGTTATTTCACTTTCTAGAAAGCCCACTGAAAAATCAAGCGGACTTGGTAGAATATTTATTGCAAAAAATAGAGCCGGAAGAGATGGAATTTTATTCCCCATGAGAATGGATACAGCTAGATCAAAAATCCTTGTTGTCGACAGTGATGATGAGATGACACTAAGCGAAGCTCTCCGATCAGATAACAATGATATGAAGACTCTTTTAAAGAATAAGTGGAAGGAGATTAACAGTGCTAGTTAGTCTACAGTAATTTTAAAAATCTTGGAGAAATTAGAATGTACAAACTTGAAGATGTTATTAAATCTTCTACAGAGTATTTTGATGGCGATGACTTAGCTGCATCTGTATTTGCTACAAAGTATGCTCTTTGTGATAAGTCTGGTGACTATCATGAAAAGACTCCAGACGATATGCATAGAAGGCTTGCAAGAGAGTTTTCTAGAATTGAATCAAAATATCCCAACCCTCTGTCTGAGGAAGAGGTCTATAATCTCTTTAAAGATTTTAAATATATTGTACCCCAGGGATCACCAATGGCTGGAATTGGAAATAATAATCAAATTCAGTCAATTTCAAACTGCTTTGTTATTGAGTCGCCTAGGGATTCCTATGGGGGAATATTAAAGTCAGATCAAGAGCTTGTCCAGATAGCAAAGCGCAGGGGCGGTGTTGGATTTGATATGTCAACACTTAGGCCAAAAGGCCTTCCAACAGGAAATGCAGCAAGAACAACTGATGGAATAGAAGTCTTTATGGAAAGATTCTCTAATTCTACTAGAGAGGTTGCTCAAGGTGGAAGAAGAGGCGCTCTAATGCTAACAATCTCTGTTCACCACCCACAAATTAAAGATTATATCAACATTAAAAGAGATAGAAAGAAAGTTACTGGAGCTAATATATCAATTAGACTTTCTGATGAATTCCTAAATGCAGTTAAGAATGGAGAAGATTTTCACTTAAGATTTCCTGTTGAAAAAGATGCAGACCATATTGTTGAAAAATGGGTTGATGCAAGAGAAGTTTGGGATGAAATTGTGGATGCAGCTCATGATTCAGCGGAGCCGGGTTTAATTTTTTGGGATTCAGTGATTAGAAACTCTCCGGCAGATGTTTATGAAGAAGAGGGCTACGGAACAACATCTACAAATCCATGCTCTGAGCTGCCTCTTGCACCTTATGACTCCTGCAGGCTTATGCTTGTCAATCTTATTTCTTTTGTTGATGATCCCTTTACAGAGTCTGCATCATTTGATTTTGAAAAATTTGGGAATTGCACAATTAATGCTCAAAGACTAATGGACGATATGATAGATCTTGAAGTCGAACAGATAGATAAGATTTTAAGGAAGATTAAAAGAGATCCAGAATCTAAAAATGTAAAAAAGATAGAGAGAGATCTTTGGGAATCAATTAGAGAAAAGGCTTTAAACGGTAGAAGAACAGGTTTGGGTGTAACAGCTATTGGAGACACACTTGCAGCGCTTGGTATAAGATACGGAAGTGAAAAATCAATAGACGTAGTTGAAAAAATATACAAAACACTTGCCGTATACGCGTATAGATCTTCTTGCATAATGGCTTCAGAAAGAGGTGCTTTTCCAGTGCATAGTCATGCTAGAGAAGAGGGCCACCCTTTCTTAGAGAGAATCTGGTCAGCATGTACAAAGACTAGAGATATGAGCAGAAATGTGGGAAGAAGAAATATTTCAATTCTAACAACTGCTCCAGCAGGATCAGTTTCAACCCTAACACAAACTACCAGTGGAATTGAACCTGCATTTATGTTGAAGTACACCAGAAGAAGAAAGATAAGTCAGATATCAGAAGACGTTGAAGCAGATTTCATAGATGATCTTGGAGATTCATGGAAAGAATATGATGTATATCATCACGGATTTAAAAATTGGATGAATGAGACCGGCCTCACAGAGATTGAAGACTCTCCATATCATATGTCAACTGCAAATCAAATTGACTGGGAGTCGAGAGTAAAGTTACAGGCTGCTGCTCAAAGATGGATTGATCATGGAATATCTTCAACTATAAACCTTCCCAGTGATGTGTCTGTTGAAGAAGTTAAGAAAATCTATGAAGCTGGCTGGGAAATGGGTTGCAAGGGAGTAACTGTATACAGAGACGGATGTAGAACTGGTGTTCTAATTTCTTCTGATGACAAAGGTAGTGCAGGTGCTTTTGAGTCTCATGAAGCTCCAGAGAGGCCAGAAGAACTTGAGTGCTCAATTCATCATGCAACAATCAAGGGTGAGGCGTGGACCATTCTTGTTGGCATATTGGGTGGAAGGCCTTACGAAGTCATGGGAGGCCTCCAGAAGTATATAGAGATCCCTAAAAAGTATAGAAAGGGAACTATTATCAAGCATCACTATAAGACAAAGAATTCTAGATATGACCTTAGAATTGGTGGAAATGGAGATGAGATTCTTATAAAAGATATCGTAGATGTATTCGATAATCCAAATCACGCAGGATTTACAAGAACAATTTCATTAGCACTCAGACACGGAGCACCAATTAACTATGTTGTCGAACAGCTTCAAAAAGATAGAGAGATGGACATGTTCTCATTTTCTAGAGTAATTGCAAGAGTCTTAAAAACATACATCCAAGACGGAACATCTCCAGGAAAAAATGTCTGCGAAGGCTGCGATGCAACAGATTCATTAAGATACCAGGAGGGCTGTGTAACGTGCATGTCTTGCGGCTGGTCAAAGTGCTCTTAGAGGAATAATA